GCTCAGTTACAGTGGTTGGAACTTCAGTAATACAACCAACTGGAATTTCAGCTACTTTCTCAGTAGGACAAGTAAATGTTACGCCTTGGCAAGAGATTAATCTAGGGGTTAACAATGTTTGGACTGAGGTTGATTTGGCTGCATGATTAAGGTAAAATTATAATTATTTAGGAGAAATTTTTTATGACATCTAGTTATTCTACAGATCTAAAACTCGAACTAATGGTCACTGGCGAAAATGCCGGTACATGGGGAGATAAAACAAACACAAACTTAAATTTAGTACAACAAGCAATCGCTGGTTATGAAGCAGTAGCACTTTCTGATGGTGGTACTGTAGCTCTTACAATGTCTAACGCTGCATTATCAAATGCAAGAAACATGGTTCTTAAATTTACTGGAACTTTAACAACTGCATCGACTGTAACTATTCCAGATGGAATTGAAAAATTTTATATTATAGACTTGTCTGCTGTAACTGGTGTAACAAATTTAACAATTAAAACTGCAAGTGGAACTGGTTTTACTGCAGGTGAAGCTGCAATCGTTGCTGCTTATTCTGATGGAACGAATTTAAATGAAATTGCACTTAATACTTTAGGTGGAACTATTGGTTCTGCTCAAATCGATGACAATGCAATTACATCTGCAAAAATTTTAGCATCAAATGTTACTACTGCAAAACTAGCAGCATCTGCTGTTACAGGAAATAACATTGCTCAATCTACAATTACACAAGCTAAACTTGCTACAAACTCAGTTGGTCCAGATCAATTAATTTCAACTGGTGTTACTGCGGGTGCATATACAGCTACAAATCTTACAGTTGATGCTGACGGTAGAATTACTGCAGCTTCTTCTGGAGCTGGTGCTGCAAATATGATTAATAAAGTTTTTTTAGTAGGTCCTGCATCAGGTTCTATTTCTACAGCACCAACTGCTAATAAATGGCAAGCTTTTGCTGTTGCAGGAGGCGGTGGCGGTGGAGCTGGCGGAGGAGGAAGAGCCGGAGGAGATGGTGGAGATGGTGGATGGGGATTTTTTTCTGGAAATTTAACTGGAGGAACAACTTATCCTTATGCAGTAGGTGGTGGCGGAGGTGCTGCACCTGCACCTCAAGGAACTAGAGCTAACACACCTGGTACACCAGGCGGTGCAACTAATGTTCAAAACTTACTAGGTGTTAACGGTGGTGGTGGCGGAAACGGTGGAACACCTAACCCTCCTCAAGCACCTGGAAACCCAGGAGGTGCTGGAAGTCCTACACCAAACACAATGTCAAGAACAATTTTATTCGTAACAAGTAATAATACAGTTAATGACGGACCAGGTGATGGTGGAAACAGAGGAAATGCACCACAAGGTGGTGGTAACCCAGGAACGTTCGGTGGTTTAGCATTTTATACAGATGAGGGATAATAATTATGGCTATAGGTATATTTAATAAAACAGACGGTATTATGTTTAAAGTTGCTTTAAATGATGCAGCTAAACAGTATATAAATATTAATGAAAGTGATTACGATGTTGTCACTATTTCAGATGCATTATACTCAGACATAATTAAAACTAAAAAATGGGCTAAATTAGAAAATGGTTCAGTTGTTGAAGGTGATGTAGGAGTTAATGAAAAATTTGTTAATGCTGAACACTTACAATTTGATATCAACAATAGACTAGAATTAATTAAGGGTTGGTTAATAAATAATCATAATAAAGATATTTATAATGATGTAAAAAATTATGCTTCTTATTTAAAAAGTTTAGATGTCTCAACTTTTAGTTTTCCTATGACACAAACCATAGAAGAATATTGTGAAGCTAATGGAGTTACTTTCTTTCATCCTTTACAATTATAATTTTATATAGTACATATTCGATGTTGTGTTTGAAAATACTATTAAATTTAAAGTATCTGAAAAATATTTAAAAAATACTGATGTTTTTCCAATACCTGCAAAATTAAATATACCTAACTGGTACAAAGAATTAATTCATACCGTTAATTTTAAAACAGTAAAAGGTTGTATGCCTTTTTTAGATACTTTATCTACAGGTTATATTTTAAAATTACCAGCTGACTATAATTTACGTCATAACATTCAAACAGATGTTGATAGATTTACTGATGGTTATACAGAACTTAGTTACCAAGAAACACAAATGAATGATGTTAATTTAAATCATAAAGATATTGAGGCACATTCAGTTATGCAAATTGGAAAAAAGTGTCCTTTTGCAAATAAAAATAAAGATCTTAAAATACATAAATTGTTAAATCCTTGGATTATTGAAACACCCCCAGGATACTCATGTTTATTTTTACCACCTTTAAATAATGCAGATGATAGATTTAGTATTATAGCAGGAATTGTTGATACAGATACTTTTCCAAATGAAATTAATTTTCCAATGATTGTCAATGGTGACAAATACCCTGTTTTAGAAACGGTGTTAGAAAAAGGTACTCCATATGTTCAAGTCATTCCTTTTAAAAGAGAAAAATGGAAAATGAAAATTGAAAAAACTAATACAAAAATATCGGAAAGATTCTTTTTTTATAAAACAAAAATATTTCAAAATTATAAAAATAATTTTTGGAGCAAAAAATCATGGAAATAAATAGTTCTTCTTTAAATCATTATATTAAAATATATAAAGATATACTGCCAAAAGATACTTTACCTATATTTCAAAAAATTTGTAAGGAACATTTTAAATATGAACCTGTAGGTGTAGTTAATTCAGATAATGAAGGTAATGTAAAAATTATTAATGATACAAATATAAGAAATGTTACAAGCTGTAGATTAAGCACTTTAGGTGAAGAAAGTTTTACTAATGTCCATTGGTGTTCTTATTTTTTAGCTAATATAAAATTCTGCCTTAATTTATATATAAGACAAAATATAAATTCTGGAATTAAGTATACAATTGAAAACATTGATATTTTAAAATATGAAATTGGAGGTCATTATGAAATACATTGGGATCATGGTAAACACACTCCCAGAACTTTTAGTTTAATTTATTTAGTCAATGATGATTATGAAGGAGGAGATTTAATTTTTAAAACTCCAGATTATAAAAATACTTTAAAAATAGAAAAAAAAGCAAATACATTATTGATATGGCCAAGTAATTTTTTATATCCTCATACAGTAACTCCAGTAACGAAAGGAACAAGGTATTCATTAGTATCATGGGCACTATAGGTAAAGACTTTTCATTTAAAAAAGTTCCTAGTTTTTTAACTAAAGAAGAAATGAGTTTGTTAAAAGATTATTGTGAAATAAAACACATAACTAATCAAAACGATTTTGATATGTTTCAAGTGCCAACAAGAGATACAGGGATCTATGGAGATCCAATTATGGAATCATTAATGTTAAATAAAAAAACTTTAATGGAAAAACTTACTGGAAAAAATTTATTAGCTACTTACACTTATTGGAGAATGTATACAAAATTTGCTCCCTTACATGTTCATAAAGATAGGGAATCTTGTGAAATAAGTGTCACTGTTCATATAGGTGGTGATGGTACTTCTTGGCCAATATTTGTTGATAATAATCCAATAGAAACAAAACCAGGAGATGCTGTAATTTATTTAGGTTGTGAATTAGAGCATTACAGAGAACCTTTTCAAGGAGATTGGCAGTCTCAAGTTTTCTTGCATTATGTAGATAAAGACGGTATAAATAAAGAACATGAAAGAGATAAAAGATTATATTGGGGATTACCAAGATTCCCAAAACCACCTTGGATAAAAGAATGATATTTAAACAAAACCCTAAAGATGGATCCTGTGAAATAATTTTTTCAGAAGAAGAAATTAAAATTATAAAAGAAAATAAAAAAATATATTTTCCAGCAGAAACATTAAAAAAATTTGGAGATGTAATATATAGAATGGTATGGGATTGGCATAATCATTTTTCAGAAAAAATAAGATTACAACCTTCTCATGAATTTATGAAAATAGAAGGTGAAAAACCTAAAAGTGATTAATGTAATAAATAATTTTATAGATAATGATGTTTTCTATAAATTTTCAAAAATAATTTTTGATACTGATGAGTTCCCTTGGTATTTTAAAAAAAAGAATCATCCAATAAATAATTATATACAATTAAAACACACATTAATTAGAAATAATAATAAAGAAAAAACTATATGTAGTCCGTTTGTTACACTATTATTAAGTGAAATTTTAAAAAAATTAAAAGCACAAAAAGTTTATTTTGCAGAAATAACTTTAAGAACACGAACTGATAAAATCTTAGAGCTACCTCCCAAAATTAATCCAGATATGAATAACCAAACATTGACGGCTATTTTGTTTTTAAACACTAATAATGGTTACACTCATGTTACAGGAACAGATAAAATAGAATCTATTGAAAATAGAGTTATAATATTTCCTACATATACAAGCTATTTTCAAACTACCACCTCTAATAAAAATTTTAGAGCTGTGTTAACTATAGAATATGATGTAAATTAGTAATAGGTTTATAAAGACTTCAGAAAATGCTATAATACGGCATGCCTTTAACAAATGTACAAATAAGACCAGGATTTAACAAACAAGTCACAGAAACAGGAGCCGAAGGGCAGTGGACAGATGGTGACTTTGTTAGGTTTAGATATGGTCTACCAGAAAAAATTGGTGGTTGGGAACAAATAACAAGTTCTACTTTAGTTGGAGCTGTAAGAGAACAATTGGTTTGGGCAGATTTAGATGGTAGAAAGTACGCAGCTTTAGGCACAAACAAAGCATTATTTATTTATTACGAAGGTGCTTTTTATGATATCACTCCTCTTGATACTGCACTTACAGGTGCCACATTTGATACTACAGATACTTCAGCTACTGTTACCGTAAATTATAATTCACACGGATTAGATTCAGGAGATTTATTTACTTTTACAAACGTGACTCCACCTTCAGGTGCTGGTTACATAGCTGCTGATTTTGAAACAAATACTTTTCAAGTAGTTACAGCACCCGATGCAAACACATTTACAATTACAATGGCTGCAGCTGCAACTGCAACCACTTCTGCGAGTGGTTCTGCGGATATTAATCCTTATGCAACTGTTGGTCCACTATCACAAACCTATGGATATGGTTGGGGAACTGGATCCTGGTCGAGAGGGACTTGGGGTTCTGCATCAACAACATCTTCTGTTATATTAGATCCTGGTTCATGGTCTTTAGATAACTTTGGACAAATATTAATTGCAACAGTTAAAAACGGTAAAACATTTAAATGGAATCCTATCAATGCAGATCCTAATGCTTTAACTACTAGAGCTACTGTTGTTAGCGGTGCACCAACAAAATCAGTAATGTCTATTGTATCTGAAAGAGATAGACATTTAATTTTACTTGGAACTCAAACAACAATAGGAGGTGCAAATCCTCAAGATAAAATGTTTATAAGATTTTCTGATCAAGAAGATATTTCAGATTATACACCAACATCAATTAATACTGCAGGTACTTTTAGACTAGACTCAGGAGTTAAGATAGTGGGTGCAGCAAAAGCTAAAGATTATATTTTAATCCTTACAGATACATCTGCATATGTAATGCAGTTTGTAGGAACACCATTTACTTTCTCTATTAGACAAGTTGGAAGTAATTGCGGAGCGATTGGTCAGCATGCAATTAAATATGTTAATGGAGCTGTATGGTGGATGGGTCAAGCAGGCGGTTTCTTTGTCTATGATGGTACTGTAAAAGCTGTTCCGTGTTTAGTAGAGGACTTTGTATTTACTAACAAAGGCGGAAACCTTGGTATTAATTATAATTCTGGAGAAATTGTTTATGCAGGTTTAAATCATTTATATAGTGAAATTAACTGGTTTTATCCTAAATCAGGATCCGAGAAAGTAGATAGAGTGGTATCTTACAACTATGAAGAAAATGTTTGGACTACAGGTTCTATGGATAGAACTTCTTGGTTTGACGCAACTTTATATGATAACCCATATGCTACTAAATTTAATTCATCAGGCACACCAACATTTCCAACTATACAAGGTGTAACGAATGTAAATGGAGCATCTACATATTATGCTCACGAGGTTGGTAATAATGAAGTAGATTCAACAGGAGCTAAAACAGCAATACCTGCATTTATTCAATCTGGTGATTTTAATTTAGGTGAAGGAGAAGTCTTTATTAGTATGAGAAGGTTTGTACCTGATTTTAAATTGATAACTGGGGATGCACAGATAACAATTAATTTAAGAGACTATCCTGCAGATGGTGCAGTATCTTCACCCCTTGGACCCTTTACAGTAAATAGCTCAACTGATAAGATAGATACCCGTGCTAGATCTAGGTTTGCTAGCTTAAAAATTGCAAACACTTCAACAGATCAAAACTGGAGATTTGGTACGTTTAGAGCTGATGTACAACCTGACGGAATGAGGGGATAATGGAACCTGATATATTTGGATTAGAAGCATTAAGAGCACAACCTGGATTTGGAGGTTATGCACCATCCTATTCTGCGGTAGATCAAGTACCCATGGTTAATGAAGATGTTATAATAAATAATGATTATACTGGAGGAAGAATAGAATTACCAACACCAAGAGAATTTGGTAAAAATTTTATTAAACAACAAGCTATAAATTATTTAGGTGAGAAGTTTGGATTGCCTGCTGTTGTTACTAATATTTTAGGAAGTAAGATGTTAACAGGTAATGTTTTAGGAATGACACCTTTTGCGCCTCTTGCTATGATGGGTTCCGGTTTAGCTAGTTTAAACACAAGAGCACAATCTAGTTTATTTGGCAGATCTGCAACAATGTCAGACTACTTAGCTGCTAAACGACAACAAAAAGCTATTCAAAGAGAAGAAGTTAGAGATTTACAACAACGAATAGATGCTGGTCAATTTGGTTCTAATACACCTACACCGCAAGACCAAGGAAGAACCGGTCAATATTCATCTAGTAACTCATATAGTGGTCAGTCCTCAAAAGAAAGAGGAGCAGCACTACATGGCTAAAATTAATGCGGGTATTCCCGAACCTACTCCTGAATATAGACAAGAAAACCAAAGACAGATAGCTCAAGCTATTCGTACTGTTCAGGATCAATTAAACACTTCTTTTCAAGAAGAATTAAAACAAGAAGTCGAAAGACTTTCTTGGTATATTTCGAGGTAATATGAGTTGTAATAATGTCAATCCAATAACAGGTGGAAGTACAGTTGATGACATTCCATTTTATTTAGCAGTTCAACAAGGTAAAGTTCCTGGTTATTCTATGATTAATAAATTTGGATACAATTCTAGTAT